GTCTTTACGTTCGCTGTTGCGCGCGCGCTACGCGATAAAGTGAGGTTCTACCGTGCGCAAGGGACGACACTACACGCCCGACGAGGATCGTGAGCACCTCGACGCGATCGACCGAGCCCGCGAGAGCGGTGCGCTCAACTGGCAAGACCTCGGCGCGGAGCTCGGAGTGAGCCCGAACCGGCTCCGACGCCTCGACGGCGAGCGCAAGCGTGGCGGCCAGGTCGTGCGGCTTGCCCCGCCGGTCGACGCCCCGGCCGAGGTCGACGGCGCGGCCCCGATCAACCCCGAGACGTGCACCGAGGTGGAGCTGCTCTTGAGCCAAGCGAGGTTGATCGAGCATATGGCCTACGATCCGAACCTCGGCGACACGGCACGGGTGGCCGCGGTGAAGGCGCGCGTCACGGCGTGGATGGAGTGGCGCAAGGCCGTCGAGAGCGACGCCAAGAGGCAGGGCAAGAGCGTTGAGCAGATCGTGGCCGAGGCGCGGCAGATCGCGAACGCTCTTCCGCCGGCCGCGGCCGTGGCGATGGTTGGGGAGTTCCGGCGACGCGGGATCGCTTGAGCTCGGCGCTCTCGCGTCTCTTCGACCTCGCCGCGGAGGTCGGGACCGTCCCGACGAGGTGGCGGTGTCGAGTGCCGTGGCAGGCCGCCTACCTCGCGGACGCGGCCCCGTTCCGTCTCGTGCGGGCGTGCAACCAGGTCGGCAAGACGACAACGGTGTGCGACGAGATCGTGGACTTGATCCGAGGGGAGCACGTGCGGCCCCGGCCGTGGTCCGGCCCGATCAACGTCACGTTGATCTCCGAGAGCATCGAGCAGATGGCGCAGGAAGGTGCGATCCTTGAGAAGCTTTGGGAGGTGCTTCCGAAGCACGAGCTCGATCCCGACGTGTGGTTCGAGCGGGGCCGCGGCCTCCGGGGCGTGAAGTACCCGGCGATCCGCTTTGTCTCCGGACCGGGTGCGGGCTCCGTGATTCGTCTCCGCACCTACAACCAGGGCCCCGAGGCGCTCGCCGGGTCGACGATTCACGCGGTCTACTGCGACGAGCCGTGCCCCGAGAACGTCTATTCGGAGCTCGCACCGCGTCTCTTGCGCCACCACGGGTGGTTCACGATCACGTTTACCCCGGTGCCGGGGATGCCGGATCAAGGTTGGCTTCGTTCGCTTGTGGAGAAGGGGATCTTCTCCGAGCACCACGTGACGATGGAGCCGAAGAACGCGCACCCCGAGGGCTACGCCAGGCCGCTCTTGAGCCAAGAGCAGATCGAGAAGTTTCGGGCGAGCCTCCCGGCCGGGCACGCGGCCATGAGGTGCGACGCGGCTTGGGAGGTCGTGTCGACGGAACGGTACGTGTCGGCCTTCGATGACGCTTCGCACGTGCGAGAGTTCACGCTCAAGCAGATCGTGGAGACGTGCGATCGGTTGTACCTCCCGCCGGCCAGGTTGATCGTGGGGATCGACCACGGCCTCGTGCCGGGCAAGCAGCGGGCGGCGCTGGTCGCGGTAGCAGCTCACGCCGAACCCGAGCGCCGGACCTCGACGTGCCGGACGTGGCATATTGACGAGGTGGCCTTGCCCGATCAGACGACGCCCGACATTGACGCGGACAACATCCTCAAGATGCTCGCCAGGCACGGCCTCACCTACGAGAACGTCGACGACTGGATCGGCGACCGCTCGACGGGTATGGGCCGCAACATGACGGCCAAGGACAACGGCACGTTGAGGATCCACCTCTTGAAGAAGGCGGCGATCTCGTCCGCGGACCCGAGGGCGAAGCGCATCCATTGGCCGAAGAAGGGCACGGGCTCGGTTGCTCACGGGGCGCACTTGCTCAACACGATCTTCGCCGAGGGGCGCGGCCTCGTGCATCCACGGTGTGCCGAGTTCCGCGCGTCGCTTCTCGGGTTCAAGGGGGATAGCCGGTATCCGAAGAAGGATGTATGGGATGCCCACCGGTACGCGGTGGAGCACGAGCTCAAGAGCACCTTCGTGGCCGGGCTCCGGCGTGCGACTATGGCGTGAGGTGGTGAATGCGGTCGAACTTGATCAGCCCCGAAATGGTTTTCCCGGCTTGGGAGCGAGACCGGGTGCGCTCCACGACTCGGCGCTTCATGCTCGCGGTGGAGGACTGCGACGAGCTCGTTGAACGGCATATGGCCTTCCACCTCGACGAGATCCGCCTTGCTCGGTTCGGACCTCCCGACACGGCGATGAACCCGCTCGTGCAGATCGGCCTTTCGGTGTCCACGCCGGGGCACTACGGCCAGATCCCCGCGATCACGGGCGACGCCTCGGGGCGGCTTGACCCGGCGACGCGGTCGCTTTGGACCAAGGCGCAGTGGCGGGAGTTCTTGGCCTACTGCCTCGGGGCGTGCGCTCAACACGTGGCGATCGTGGACGGCGAGCCCGTGTTTCACGTCGTGCCGCCTTGCGACTTGTGGGCCGAGCCGCACCCTTCGGACGGCACGCGGCCGGTTGTCATGCGGTGGCTCCGCTCGCGGTACGTGGGCGGGGAAGCCTTGTTCGCTTGGGATGAATGGGATGTGCGCGACCCGGCGGCCCCCGTGTTCCGGGTCGTCGTGGCGGGTCAAGGCGGCGAGCTCGGAGCGGATATCACCGCGGAGGTCGCCCCCGAGCTGGTCGGGGTCTACCCGTGGATCGACGCCTCGGGGCGGCCGTTCCTCCCGTGGTCGATCGACCGTTCCCGCGACGTGGGCGACTTGTGGAACTGGAAGGTGGGGCGCGGCGCGGCGATCGGCACGCTCAACACGATGATGTTGAGCACGGCCGCGAACCGGGCGGCGCTCAACAGCACGGGCAAGATCGCGCTGATCCTCGACGGCACGATCGACATTGGCAGCTCCACGGCGACGTCGTCGGGCATGACGGGGCGGGCGCTCGCGGTGAACCCCGGCGACCTTGTGACCGTCCACCGGACCGCGGACGGGTATCAGCCGAGCGTCTCCGAGATCGGCGAGGTCGACACCCTCCCGGCCTTGGCTCAGTATGCGCAGAGCTACAGCCAACACGTCGTGATGAGCATGGGGATCACCCCGACCGATGCCATGCGGGTGTCGGCCAACCCTATGTCCGGCTCGGCGATCCACCTCACCAACGCGGCCAAGCGGGACGAGCAAAAGCGCCGCAACCCGCTCTGCCAAGCGTGCGACCTCGCCACGATCGCGCAGGTCGGGGCCTTGCTCGGGCTCGACGTCTCCACGGTGGGGATCGTCTACCACGAGATCCAGGCCAGCCCCGACGAGCTCCGCAACGAGCGGGAGGGCGACGAGTGGAGCGTGTCGAACGGGTACGCCTCGCAGGTCGACGTGATGATGCGTCGCAACCCCGGCATGACCAGGCCGCAAGCGATCGCGGAGCTCAAGCGCATCGCGGCCGACGAGGCGGCGCTTGAGGCCGAAGAAGAGATCGCCGAGGGCGAGAAGCCCGGCCACGACTTCGGGGAGGGCATCGACGACAACGAGGCCAAGGTCATTGACGCCACCGTCTCGATCGTCGAGAAGGCCGCGAAGGGCGATATCCCCGCGGCGGGTGCGAAGGCGATCCTCGTGGAGTTCTACCGCTTGCCTCCCGAGCTCGCGGATCGGCTTCTCGGCACGGCACCGAGCACCGAGCCGGTTCCCGGTCCCGTCGTTGTCAAGCCCGTCGTGGAGCCCGTCGTGGAGCTGGAAGGCAGCCCCGAGGACGACCTTGAGGACGAGGGCACGGACGAATACGCGGGTTGTCCGATCGAAACGCTGGACGTCGCCGCGAACCTCAAGAACCGCCAGAAGGCGATCGACGTCGCGGCCTATGGCCCGGCCAACCCCGACGAGCCCGGCGACTACTGGCAGGGCAAGGCCGATCGGATGCGCTCCACCGTCGACCAGGTGCGGACGATGGTTTGCGGGAACTGCGCCTTCTTCAACGTGGGGCCGCGGCTCACGGCCTGCATCGAGAAGGGGATCGGCGCGGACGCGGGCGAGGTCGTCGCGGCGGGGCGTCTTGGGTGGTGTGAAGCCTTCGACTTCAAGTGTGCTGCGGCTCGCACGTGCGACGCTTGGGTTGTGGGCGGGCCGGTAACCGAGTGACTTGGAGGTGTTCGTGAGCGGTGAACAAGTGGAGGCGGCGGGCGCGAGCTCGCCGGGTGCCGAGGTCGTCGTGGACTCGGGCGAGCTGCATCGACGGGCGAAGGCTTGGGAGCGCCAGGCGGCGACCTATCAGACGGAGATCGCCGAGCTCCGGGCCAAGGTGGCGCAGCTCGAACCGCTGGCCGCGGAGCTGGACCCGATCAAGAAGGCGGCCGAGGACTACCGCGGGCGCTTCGAGGCGCTCACGCTCGACGTCGAGAAGGATCGCGGGCTTCGTGCCGTGGGCGTGGCGGTGGACGATCCGCGCGCGGAGGCGCTCGTGAAGCATTGGCGTCGCGAAATGGCCGAAGCTCCCGAGGCCTCGCGGACGGGCTTCGACTCGTGGTTGGGCTCGGCGCGCGACGTCGACCCGATCGTTTCCGCGCTCGTCTCCAAGCCGTCCGCGGCGACGGCCACGGCGACGACGTCGACCACGGCCACCGGCCCGGCGGGTGAACCTCCCCGCAAAGCCCCCGACGTCGGGGCGCTGGCCCAGGAACACGGCCGACTCGTTCGGGCTGGCAAGCTCGCCGAAGCTCGGGCGATCTTGGACCAGATCAACGGGATGCGACGTTGAGGCCTTGACGGGTCGGCGCGTCCGATGTAGCACCTAAGCATCGACGCGCGGTTCCCTGCCGTGACCCTGGACGGGGTCGAAGAGTGTAGCGTCAGCGAACGACAACGCTGAAAGGGCTACACCATGACCACGATCAACGCTCCCGCGACGCAAGCTCAGACCGTCTCCGATTGGGGCTATAGCGCCGCGTTCCTCCAGCCCGTGCTTCTTCAGGAGCTCGCCGAGCGCCTCAACCCCGTCGTCGCGGGTCTGCTCCCGAAGGTCGGCGACGTCGCCGGCTCGGGCTCCAACACCCTCCGTCGCCGCCAGGTCGGCGGGATCGGCTACTCGACGTACATGGCGGCCATGGCCACCGAGGTCGCCGCGGGCTCCGCTTCGGGCTTCACGAGCACCTACTCCGACATCACGATCGGCCGCTACCACCTCGCCTACGAGGAAGCCGCGCAGCGTGCGATCGTCCAGCAGGACGGCCTCACGATCGAGGCGCTGGCGTCCGCAACCGTCGACAGCTACCTCCGCACCCTTCGTCGTCTGATGTGCTCGTCCGCGACCGGTATCAGCACGGCCAAGGGCACCTCGGGCGCGGCGCTCGACACCGACGATTGGTTTGCGCTGGTCGCGGCCTTCGAGGAGACTGAGGGCTACGAGGGCCAGGCGATCGCGATCCTGCACCCCGAGCAGCTCACCGATCTTCGCACCTCGCTGCGCTCCTACACGGGCTTCCAGTTCCCCGAGCCCACCGAAGGCCAGCAGGCGCTGGGCTCGGCTATGGGCCTCGGCATGGGCGGCTCGCTCTTGGGGATCCAGATCTTCAAGAGCGTCGACGTCAACGCCTCGGGCGGCGACCACGTCGGCTTCGCGTTCGCTCCGGGCGTGTTCGGCTTCGCGACCGGCGACACGTCCCGCGTCCCGGTGCCGATGGGTGCCGAGCCCGTGGCGCTCCCCGAGTGGGGCTTGCTGCTCACCAAGAGCTTCGCGGGTGCGACCACCGTGAACCGCGTCGACGCCAACGCCTTCGTGGGCGTCGGTCGTGTGAACGCGGCGGTTCTCCCGCAGTTCCGTGTTCTCTCGATCAACGACTGATCGAACCTTGGAGGTTGAATGACGATCCCAGGCGGGAGCGGCCAAGCCGTTCCCTTCTCGGGCCTTGACGGCCCAGCGTACGCCCCGATCGCGCCAAACGCGCCGTTCATTCTCGTGCACCACGCGGGCTACCCCGGTTCGTGGCGCATTGAGAGCGAAGGGCTCCCCGGTCCGACGTGGCTCCCGCAAGTGGATCGCTTCATCCTCTCGCCCGGCGTGAATGGCGTCGCGACGATCGAACCAGGTCAGGATCAAAGCGAGGCCTACACGGCCACGCGTGAGCTCCTGCACAAGGCGAAGATCGTCGAGGTCAAAGCGCCGGGCGTGGTCGTCTCCGAGCCGTGCCGCGATCCGCGGACCGGTGCGAGCGGCCAGCACTACCGTGAGCGGTTCGAGCGTGTCGAAGCCCCGGCCAACCCCGCGGCCTCGGCGAAGGTTCGGATCGACCGTGCCGAGCGCAACCGCTGGCGGGCGCAGCTCGTGGCCGAGGGCGCTATCCCGGCCCCGCATGACTCGATCATCCTCGCGGCCCGGCGTGACCTCGTCTCGGCTCTTGAGCGGGCGCGCGGTCGCACCGACGTCGCCGCGGACGTTCGGGACTCTCAGATCGCCGCGGCCGATCGGGCGTTGACCGTGTTCGACGAAGCCCGCAAGCCGTGGATCCCCGAAGAGCCGAAGGCCAAGCGGGGGGCCGCATGAGTGGCAAGAAGCAAGGTTCGGAGCTCGCCGCGGCGACGACCGAACGGATCGTGCGTTCCCTGCGAGAGCAGGGCGCGGTCGTGAACCCCGAACGTGTGCGGCGCGACGTCGAGCGAGTGCTTGTCGAACGTGACCGCAAGGAGAAATGAACATGGCTCGCAACGTCGGTACTCCGGGCGAGGGCGCTTTCCACAACGTGCTCCAGCCGAACCAGATCACCCTCACGGGCAACTTGTCCGTGGACTTCGCCACGTACAACGGCAACCTGCTTCGGATCGATCCGGGCGGCGCGGCCCGTGACGTGACCCTCCCCGATCCCGCGAACTTCGCCGGTATGCAGCTCTCGATCCTGAACGCGGCGGACGCGGCCGAGACCATCACGGTCAAGAACGCGGCCGGCTCTTCGCTCGGCACGATCGAGCAGAACCGGATCGGGCACCTCGTGGTGCTCGCCGGGGCGTGGCTGTTCAACTACAAGCAGATCGTGACCCTGAGCTGACACCATGACGATCCCGACCGACATTGGTGCTACCTTCCGCGTTCGTTGCCCCGAGGTTTACGAGCGTGGACGGGCGCACGCCACGAAGATCGAGGCGCGTCTCGGCGCGTCTCTCGTGGCCCCGTCGTCGGGGTCGTTCCAGCTCTTGAGCCCGACCGGTGCCGTGGTCGCCTCCCCGGCGGTCACGATCGCCGGCTCGATTGCAACCGCCACCGTCGCGGCCGTCGACCTTCCGGACACCCTGAGCTTCGGGCCGGGGTACATCGAAGAGTGGACGCTCACGATCGGTGGCGTTGTCCAGATCGCCCGCAAGGACGCGTGGTTGGCTCGGCGGGCGCTGTTTTGCCCCGTCACGCAAGCCGACCTTGAGCAGCTCCACCCGGCTCTCGGCGCGTCCGTGCGCTCGGGTACGGGCTCGCTCCAAGCTCAGATCGACAGCGTGTGGACGGACACGCTCGGCAAGCTCTACGCCACCGGTCAATGGCCGGCCCGGATCTTGGAGCCGTCGACGCTCTCGGCATACGTGCGCAACCGGGCGCTCGCCGCGGTGTTCCGCTCGTTCATGGTTGGGTCGGCCACGCCGGGCAACAACAACAACGAGCTGGCCACGTACTACGACAACGAGGCGGATCGGGCTTGGGGCTCCATCCAGTACCTCGCGGACGACGATCAAGACGGCAAGGCCGACTCCGACGAGCGCCAAGGGCCAGGTGGTCCGATCGCGCGGAGCTCGCCGCCGGATTGGTACGGTCGCCGACTGACGTACCGCGGGCGGGTGCTATGAAGCTCGCGACGCTGCGCCAGGCGATCCGCGACCTCGTGGCGGGCGTGACCGTCCCGAGCTCCGCGCATTGGGCGGGCGTCACGACCTTGCGCCACCTCAAGACGATGGATCTGGACGCCACCGGCCTCGACGGCGCCCACCTCACGTTCGTCGTGGAGCACCGTTCCAGCGACTACCCGGACCGGCGGCGCGGAACGCAGCGGTCGCGGACGACGTTCGACGTGCTCGTGCAGGTGCAGGCGCGGATCAGCACGATCGACGGCGAGACGGACACCGACGCCGGGTTGGACGTGCTAGACGCCGTGAGAGACGCCTTGAACGTCGCGACGGGAGAGGTTCCCCTTGCGGTGGAGAGTGTGGCCTCGGTTGGTTCCGACGCCACCGGGACGCGCTACACGTACCGCTTGAGCGTTGCAGCGGTACACGACACGGGAGCCTGAAATGAGCCACAAGATCAATATCAACGGGACGTTCTTCAACAGGGCGTCCACCGGCTATCCTTCGCTCCCCGTCGAGTTCAACGTCGACGGCGGGTTCACGATCGGGGCGTTTGGTGGGGCTGCGGACGGCGCGCCGAACTGGGCGGTCCGGTTGGAAATCACCCTCGCCGCGGCCGGTACGCAGGTGCTTGATCTCTACAGCCTCACCAACGCTCTCGGGGCCGTCGAGACGATGGTGGAGTTTCACACGTTGATCTGCACCGTGAGTTCGGGCGGGCGCGGCTCCGTCACCAAGGGCGCCACGGATCCCTTCACCGGCTTCGGGTCCAACTACACCCTTCCCTTCTCGGCGAAGTGTCCGCTCGTGATTGGTAGCGATCCGGGCATCGCGGTCAGTAACACCGACAAGAACGTGTTGATCACCAACACGGGCGCGGCCTCCGCGACCTTTACCGCTTACCTCCTCGCCAGGAAGTGATCCCATGGCCGGTTTCCTCACGAAAGAGCACGCCACGGTGCAGATCGTCGACGGTGTGGGCACCTCGCTCACCGTCTCCGACGTCGGCGACTTCACCTTCGACTCCATCCAGCACAACGAAGCCCCGGCCGTTGCGATCATGCATCGCAAGCGGTTCGTGGCCTACGTCCACGGCGACCAGGCCGCGCACTCGTTCTCGTTCACCGGCACGGTGAAGAGCAACGAGCTCCGCAACGCGAGCTCCCGCACGATCTTCGACGCGGTGCTCAAGGCGGGCGCTTGGTCCGCTGCCACGACGACGAACCCAGGCGGCGACGGCCCCATGACCTACACGATCGTCTACAGCACCACGCTCGGCGGGGTTGCGTCCACGATCAATCTGACGAACGCCTACCTCACGGCGAGCCTCAACGAGAGCGGCGACGCGATCGTTATCTCCGTGTCGGGTATGGCCTACGGCTTGACGGCCACGGGAGTCTGAAATGCTCGGATGCGAGGTGAGCGTTCCGGGTGTTGGTATGCTTCGGGGGCGTGCGTGCGCTCTCGGCGCTTGGCAACGGTGGGCGGCCATGCCGTCGACCGGAACCGGTGCCGTGAGCCGCGCGGCCGCCTTGGTTGGCCTGCACCTCCTAAACCATTCCGAGGTGGCCGCGGCTCACCGAGAAGCCGGACCCGACTTGCTCGTGTTCGGTGACGCGGTGTTTGAGTGGCTTCTTGGGAAGGGCCTCCCCATGGACTCGGACGGGCTCGTGGGGTTGGTCAAGGAAGCGGCACGCCTCGCCGAGCTGGCCGCGGAGCGCATGGCTCCGTTCGTCATGGCGGACGACCTTGCGGGAAACTCGACGGCCCAGACGGAGCAACCGACCTCGCCTTGATCCGGCGCTCGCTGGCTATGGGCAAGGAGCCGTTGTGGGCTCACCGACTCCCCGCCGAGGACTTGGCGGCTCTTCTCGCGGTCGGGTTGATCGACGAGAAGGATCGCCGGGAACGTTCGAGGAAGAAGATCCTCGACGCGGTGAAGGGGGCTCGCGGTGGCAACTCAACTTGACAAGGCGACACGTGCGAGGAACCGAGCGACCGCGGGCAAGCGGATCCTCGGCGAGCTCGCGATCATGGAGCGCACCCTTCGAGGTCTTGCCGAAGGCCAAGAGCTCAAGCCCGCCGACTTCACGCGGCGCATGGTCATGGGCGATTGGGTGAGCTTCGACGCCTCATTGAACGCGGCGCTCGCGAACGTCACGTCGTCGCGGCTTGATCGCGTGGCTCGGGCCATGGCCGACGAGCTCGTGCCGTTCGTCCGCGACGCGGTGGACAAGTGGCCCGTGGACACGGGGTTTTCCAAGAACGGCCTCAACGTCACGTTCCCGGAAACGAACGGGGCTCTCACCGTGATTTTGAAGGGCGACGCCCCGTATACCTACGTGGTGAAGTGGGGCGCGAACGACCCGAACACCCCGTCCGGTCAAGAGGGCAAGAGTGCTTGGGCGACGTTGTTCCGGCGTCCGGCTATGAACTTGTCGAAGCGGATCGCAAAGCGGGTCGTGGGGGAGAATAATGGCCGGTGAAAACGCAGAAGTTAGGATCATCGCGGATCTTCAACGGTACGTTGACGAGGTCAAGAAGCTTGGGCCGGTCACGGATCAAGAAGCGATCAAGGCCGCGTTCGCTCTTGAAAGCCGCGTCACGAAGGCCAGCGAGAAGGCCGCCAAGGCAGCCGAGACGGCGGCCAAGCAAGCGGCCGAGGCTTCGACCCGTGCGGCCAAGAAGGCGGGCGACGCTTACAACGGCGTCGGCGAGACGGCGGAGAAGAGCTTCTCCAAGCTCGGCAAGGCCGCGGCGCTCACAGGCGACGCATTCGGCGGGCTGGCCGGTCCGATCGGCGATATCGGCGATGCCTTCGGGATGATGGATCCGAAGGTCGCGGCCGTCGTGATCTCGGTCGGCGCGTTGTTGGCGGTGTTCTCCAAGGCAGTCTCCGTCACGGTCGACGTGGTCCGAAACTTGGACGACTACACGACGAGCTTGAACGGCACCGAGACGGCGATCTTCGATGCGCGCGACGCGCTTGAAGCTATGGATCTGGTTCTCGCAGATCAGTCCGTGATGATTGCCGAGAGAGTGTCGCCGCTGATCACGAAGCTGTCCAACACCTACGTGTCGTTGAGCGACAACATTGGGCGGGCGCTCGACTTCATCGAGAAGAAGTCTCAAGACAGCGTCGACAACCTCAAGGAAGCGACAAAGACCGGGATCGATTGGGTTGACGAAGCGATCTCAACTTGGGTGGATATCACCAGGGCGGGCGGGCTCACGCAATACGCCGTGTTCAAGCTGATGGACGGCCAAGCAACCCGAGGCGCGGAGGTTGCGAAGAAGCGGCTCGAAGAGGCCGAGCAGATCACGGCCGGGATGGATCAGTTTCAACGCTCGTTCGAAGAGTTCGAGCGGGAGCAAGAGCAGGCCGAGAAGGATCGGGAGGCGGCGGCCAAGAAGCGGGCCGACGATCGGAAGCGTGCGGCCGACAAGGAAGCACAAGAGCGGAAGGAGTTCCTCAAGGATTTTGAGGCAGATTGGGTCAAGTCCCTGCAGGCCGTCGCGGACGAACAGAAGCGGATCGAGGACGAAGCGTTCAAGGCCTTCTCCGACGCCTTCGACAAGCGACAAGGGTACCTCAACAAGGTCGCTCCCGAGCTCCAAGACCTCGCCGCGGAGCTTTACGACCTCCCCGACATTGAGTTCCGGATCAGCTCCAAGTTCGACACCGAGCTTGCGAACGCGCAGCTCCAAGAGGCGATCGATCTGGAAGAGAAGCGGATCGCCGAGATCGCACGCCTTCAAGACGAGGCCGCGCACGAGGCTTACGTTCGGGACCGGGAACAGCGCCTTGCCTACGAGAAGAGCCAAGTGGACGGCGTGGCCTCGATCTCCGGGTACGTTGGGCAAACGCTCGACACGATCTCGGGCATGTTCGACGAGAACACCAAGGAAGGCCGCAAGGCGATCCGTGAGCTTGCGGTGGCTCAGAAGGCCGCGGCGATCTTCGACGTCGCGATCAAGGGCGTGCAAGCGGTCATGGCGGCGCTCACCGTGCCACCTCCGGCGGGTACGGCGCTGGCCGTCGTGGCGGGTGCGGCGGCGGTGGCTTCGGCCGCGGCGGTCGCGGCACAACCCCTGCCGAGCTTCCACACGGGGCGCTTCGCGGGTGCGATCCAGCCCGTCCAGCCCGACGAGGGGCCGGCGCTTCTTCGGCGCGGCGAGGTCGTGGTGCCGGCTACCACGGTCGCGGCGAACGGTGGCGTGGACCAGGTGCGTCGACGCCTCGGAGAGAGCGGCGAAGGTGGCGGCCGGGTCAACGTGTTCTTGGACCTCACCGATCGGACCGTCCGCGTCCCGCTCGCCCGTGATATCGCGAGGTCGATGAACCGGACCGCTTACCTCGGATGGGCCAGCTGATGCCGAGCTACGAGACGCGCACGCAGTACCCGATCCTCGCGGCCTTCGCGGACGCGGAGCTTTGGACGGCCGAGACGACGGCAACCGAGCGGGACGTGTTCGCCGGTCCGGCGACGGCCTCCGCGGGCTCGGCGATGCGTCTTGTTGGCTCGGGCACCCCGACGAGCAACACCGCGGCGATCAACGTCAAGATCGAGCGTGGCGGGTATCCGGACGGCTCGGCGACGTTTCAACAGCGTGTGAGCGGCGCGGCCGACTTCGCCTCGTGGGATGCGCCTACTGAGGTCGGGTACATCGAGCCGGTGAGCTGGTCGACCTCGGAGACTCAAAGCCTTTGGTCCATGAGCTCCGCGACGCTCCCGGACGGGCGCGTGGTGCTTGTGGCCGAGTACTACAGCTCGGGCACGTCCACGATCAAGATCCGGGTCCGGTCCACCTCGGGAGCTTGGTTCACGTCCGCGACCTCGGATAGCTCCGTGCAGGCCTTCTACCGGCATCCGCAGGTCGTCGCGACGGGCGACGGGTACGTGCGGATCTACTTCCTGAACCACAACAGCAAGTTCGAGACGACTCAGATCGCCATGATCGAGGCATCGGAGGATGCGACCTCGGCGACGCTGGCCGACTTCTCCGCGTTCACGACCACGCAAAGCGACCTCCTCAAGAGCCCGATCCCGAAGGTCGGCGGGTACTACGCGAGCTTCTTGCAGGTCGCCGCGGGTGGCGGCCAGGTCATGGCGATCGTCACGCAGAACGACACGCTCTACCAGGCGTCGAGCAACGACGGGATCACCTTCACCGGCTTGAACGTCACGATCTCCAACGTGCGGGACCGGGCGAGCTTGGCCTACATCGCGGGCGCGTTTATCCTTGCCTATGGCGACGTCACGACGGGCGACCTCCAAGTTCGTACCGTGGCCTCGGCAAACTCGACGCTCGGCGACGCGGACGTGATCACGGTGGAGGGCACGGTTTACACGTCGGGCGACACGGATCGGCTCGTGCTCGTGCGTGGCTACGACGAGACCGCGTGGCTTTACTCCATGAGCGACGCCCCGGCGACGGCGACCGGGTCGGGGATCGTGCACTACTCGACGGACGCGGGATTGACGTGGAGCCCGGCCGCGATGTGGCGGGACGGCAAGACGATCACCGCGGCCTCGGGTTGTTGGTGGCGTGACCGGGCGTTGATCTTCGTCGGGGCGAACACGGATCTCCTGACCTATGAGGACTCGATCACGTGCCTGCACCTCGGCGGATGGACCGGCCTTCCCATGGCCCGGCGTGCGGCCTCGACGCGCGAGATCGGCGCGCGGGTGGCGATGAACGTGGCGTGGGTTCCGACCGATCACCTCGACGACACGTTCACCGTGACGACGACGGGATCGATCATCGAAGCGTTCGGAAGCACGGCCTACTACCAGGTAGACGTTGCTTCGGGCGCAAGCAGCTACCAGGCCAAGGTTCTCTCGGGTGCCCCGTATCCGGCGCTGGCCCGGCTCGCGTGTCGTGTGACCGCGGGCACGCTCGACTTGCTCGTGCAGGTCGACGACAACACGAACCAGTACGCGATCAAGGTCACGATCACGCCCACCGGCTTCACGGTTCACGACGTCGGGGCGGGCACCACGGCGGCCACGGTCACGTTCGCGAGCTCCACGATCCCCCACGAGATCTTCGTGTGGGCCGACAGCAACAAGGCGACCGTGTGGTATCGGGATTGGGCGTTGGACCATCCGACCGAGTGGACCCACGTGGTCGACGAGACGCTCAGCTCAGGTATCTTCTCGCCGCTGAGTCAGATCGGTATCAGCGGGGCGGGTGGCGTCCAGACGTCGCGGATCTACGCCTTCTCCGTCTACCGGCGATCGTCCGCATACGGGGCGACCTTCAACGCCTACGGCGAGAGCGTGAACCGCGACGGCCTCAACATCGGCGCGCCCGTCTCCATCCGGCCGCTCTATTCCGACCTCGGCTTCGGGGTCGCGGGCTACAACGGCCCGGCCCGTGTGGGCGACACGTGGGCGTTGTCCGCGGCCTCGCCTACCCCGGTGGAGTTCGCGGCATGGTCCACGGACTACCCGAGCCCGTCCGATCGGTGGGCAAGCAACACGGCGAGCGCCGAGATCATCGCGTGGAAGTTCAACGACGAGGCCGTTGCGATCCCTCCGTTGTGGGCGCTGGCCGTCGTCGGAGACGTGACGCGGATCGCCTACGAGTGGCACGACGGCACCAACTGGACCGGGGCAACCAACGTCGACACCAACTTCGTCGGGGGCTTCCGGCGGCGCGGGGATACCCTCGTGCCGGTCACGGGCTACGCGGTCACGGCCGGACCGTTCGTGGAGCAAGACGAGCTCGTGGGTGGCTATTGCGTCGACTCGGGCAACCGGGCGCGGCGCATCACCGGCAACACCTCGGGCGTGTTGTGGCCGTCCGCGACGTCGAAGCTCGCCACGATCACGTTCGACGGCGACGGCACCGAAACCAGCTCGACGAGCTCGTGGCGTGTGGTGTTCCCGCGCAGCTCGGTCATCGTTCACAACGGGACCGGCTACGCCAAGGGCTTCCGGATCAAGGTGAGCCCGGCCGGGTACACGTACACGCCGAACGGGTATCCCGACCTCAAGGTGCTCTTCGGCCCGGCCGTCGTGCTTGGGTTGCCCCACGGGATGGACACGCAGATCGAGAACGTCGGATCGGCCAGGTCGTTCCAGGCCGCGAACGGTCGTCGCCGGTCCAGCCAAGCGGCCCCCATGCGTCGGGTCGTTACCTTGAGCTGGCAAAGCACACTCGATCGCTTGTGGCAAGTGCGGGGCGACAAGCCCACCGAGAACGACCCCGATGTGATCGTGGTCGGGAGCTCGCCCGTCTACTCCCGCGGTGAGGCCGAGAGCACGCTTCGGGCGCTCGTGGACCGCTGGAGCGTGACGGGTACGCCGGTGGCCTACTTCCCGCGCGGCCTCGACGTGTCCGCGGGCACGAGCCAGCCGAGCCGAGGGGCGAAGCGTGCGGGCGGGGTTGTCGTCGGGACGCTTGACGCCTTGTGGACCGTCGAGCACGGCGGCACGGGCGAAGAGCAACGCGACGACGTCGTGCGGCTCGGGGCGCTCGTCTTGACGGAGCTCACGTGATTACGCAACCGATCCGGGTGGTCGTGGCTTGGGATGGCCACGTGTGGCAGGACGTGAACGCGATCGTCCAGATCGAAGATCGGGCCGAGCTACTCGCGGACGCGGGCGGGTACCGGCCCCGCCGGTTGTCGTTGGAGGTCGATCTCGGCGCGGCCGTCGACCTCGTGGCCGAGGGGGCGCATCATTCCACGGCCAAGGTGAGCGTGTGGATCGGCCCCACGATCGTGTTCGCGGGCGCGGTCGCCGACATGGTTCCAGGCCGAGCCGGTGAGCTCACGCAGATCGAGTGCGTCGGGGCTCAGTTCGGCACGGCCGAGGTGCCGAGCGGGGCCGAGGTGCAGATCCGCAAGATCGACGTGGAGGCCACCAACGCGAAGCGTGAGGCGTGGCGTGCAAAGGCGATCGCGGAAGCAACCCCGGCGGGGTTGTGGGGTCCAGCCGAGCCGCCTGAGATCGTGTTTGTGAACGACTACACGAGTGAGGAACGGTGGGAACGGATCAACGAGAAGTTCCGCGACGGGTTGACACGGCCAAGGAACCCATTTGTGCCTTGGGTTCCGCGCTTCGACTACATATACGAGGGCTCGTTCGTCCAGCTCGCCGAGAAGAGCGAGGGCTTGGTTTATCCGTGGGTGTTCGGTCAACCAGGTTGTGAGACGAACAAGCCGTCGACGCGGGCTTACGTGGTCGACGTCAACGCACAGCTCTTGCTCGTGGCCGGGCACCACGGCGTCGAAGGGACGGCGACCGTCTACGGGCCGAAGAAGAACGCGACCGAGGATTGGGCGACCGACACGGTGAACGTCTACAACGACTTCGACGCGAACGGCCGGCCCGTGATGCTGATCGACGTCACGGGTACGTCCAACGTGCAAAACAACTGGTCGACGCACCCCGAAGCCGCCGAGAAGGATTGGTATCTTCGGTGGGACGGGACGGCCTCGGGGCTCTCGGGCGACGCGGTCGACGTGCTCCAACTCTTGCTCGGCAAGGGGGCCGGCGCGGTTGACTACGCCTCGATCGAGGCGCTCCGCGGCCACCTTCGGGGCTATCAGTTCGACGGGGTGCTTGAGACACGGGTGGAGGTCGCGACGCTCTTGGATCAATCCATCCTCCCGCTTCTCCCGGTGGCGCTTGTGCCGTCGTTGTACGGGCTGGCCCTTGCCCCGGTCCGGCTTGACGCGACGGCCTCGGACGCGCGGTTGAAGCTCGTGGAGGGGCGCGACTTCGACGCGATGAGCCGACCCGCGTGGACGTCGGGCGGGGAGATCGCGAACGGGATCACGGTCCGCTACGCCCCGAACCGCAAGAGCGGCCGGTCTCCCCGGTTCGTGGTAGCGACCTCGGAGACGCACGCTGAGGCCGCGCGGAGTGTGCAGCTCCACGGCCCGGCCCCGTTGGAGATTGAGACGGCTTGGGTTCATCGGCGCGCGGTCGCGGATCGGGTCGCTCGGTACATGATGCTCAAGAAGGCCGTCGACCGTCGCGAGGTCGTGTGTGCGTTCGCCGCGGCGCGGTTCGGGTTGGGTGCTTCCGACGAGCTCGCGATCGGCGACGTCGTCGTGATCACGATCACCGACGAGGCGATCACCGAGAAGGTGGCGCTCGTGTCGGGCATCACCCGCGACGGTGGCCCGGTGGACGTCGTGCGGCTCTTGATCTTGTGAGTTACCGCGGCCTCGGGAGGGCTTTATGGAACAAGACAACGCGGCTCGGATGCTTGAGCTCAAGGATCGTGCGGTCGCGCTCCACGACTTGCTCGACGTGGCGGGCACCTTCGGCCACGACCTCCCCGCGGTCGGGCGTCTCTTGACGTCCACGTTGCGGGACGCCGAGGAGCTCGCGGCCTCGTTGTTGGGCGGCCAGGCCGAGGCCGAAGCATGAGCGGCCAAACGGTCGCCGCGGTGCTCACGGGCGCGGCGGGTGCGCTTCGGGCGGGCTCCGTGTTGGTCAAGGACGCTCGGGGCGTGTGGATCATGGGCGCGGCCGCGGAGCTCGTGGAGCTCGCACAACAGCTCGTTGTGGCCGGTCCCGGTTGGGGCGATGAACACGGCGACGCGCTCCGGCTCGGCATCATGGACACGCTCGGGCACGTGCCGGGCGTGCGTGGCAACGAGGCGCGGGACATTGGGCGGGGCGTGGCGGCGCTGGTCGTCGTGTCGCGGCGCTGGGCGGGCTTGTGAGCGGCCCGGTGGCTGCGCTGGTCGCTGGGCTGGTCGAACTCGTGGCGGCGCTCACAACGCCACGTGAGCCCGCGAGAGAGCTTGTCGACGTGGTGGGGCGCATCGCCGCGATTGAGGCGCGGTTGCCCTACCTCGTGCGGCCCTACGAGGTGCGTCACGCACAAGTGCAGCTCGCTCGGCTTCGTGCTCGGGCGGGCGAGCTCCGCGACTTCATCGCGAGGGGGAGTGATGCCGGTTCGGCGCGTTGAGGTAGACGGCCAGCCGGCCTACCGTTGGGGCGACCGTGGCCGGGCATACACGTTCGATCCCGAGCGGCCAGGTTCCGAGGAGCGGGCAAAGGCCAACGCCGAGGAGCAAGGCCGTGTCATTGAGCAGCGGATCGCCGCGGCCATGAGCCGGACGTTTAAGCCCCCGGCCGAGGTGCGTGACGCGGCACAAGCGGCCCTTGTGCTCCGCGCGAGCTTGCCGCCAAGCCGCCGGGCCATGACCGCGGTTGGGCTGGCCCGTGCTCGCGACCTCGCGAACGGCCGATCCGTGTCGATGGAGACGATCCTTCGGATGCGGGACTACTTCCGGCGGCACGCCGTCGATGCCGAGGGCGAAGGTTGGGGCGTCGACTCGAAGGGCTGGCAAGCTTGGCTCGGGTGGGGCGGCGATGCCGGGCAAGCTTGGGTCGAGAAGATCGTGGCGGAATACCTCGAAGCTTGAACGACGATGCGGCGCGCGGTAGATCCCGACCGAGGGCGAAACATGGCACAAAGCACCCCGCAGGCCAGCACGGCCAAGCCTCCCGAAGCCTCCGAAGCGGTCGCGTCCGCGGTCGTTTCAGCTAGCCCGAACGCGGCGATCCTCGCGGCCGTCGTCGAGAAGGGCGGGGTTGGAGCCGTCGCGGCCGTCGCGATCTGGTTCATGCTTCAGGACGCGGTGAGCCGCTTGGAGATCCAGATCAGCGGCCACGACGGACACGGTGGGCTCGCGGGTCAGATCGAGAAGATCGACGATCGCCTCGACACGCTTGAGGGCACCGTGAACCAGGTCAAGATCGACGTGGTGCGACTCCAAACGCAGGTAGACGATCCGCCTCCCCGGCTCGCTCGTTGACCTTGCAGGAACGGCAAGAGCTGATCGCGCTCGCGATCGTGCTCGTGCTGGTCGGGCTGGCCCTTCTTGACCAGGTGGTGAACCATGAAGAGCACGGACAAGCTTGCGAAGAACTTCACCTTCGGTGAGCTCACGACGACGAGCCGCAAGGAGCTCGCGGCCAAGAACGCGGCCGAGGCCGTGGACTTCCTCGACGCGGGCAAGGCGCTTGCGGCGATGCTCCAAGCCGTCCGCGACCATTTCGGGAAGCCCGTGAAGGTCCATTCCGGGTTCCGTGGTCGCACGCTCAACGCGGCCGTGGGCGGGGCCGAGACGAGCCAACACCTCACCTTTCAGGCGGCCGACTTCCACGTCGAGGGCGTCGAGCTGGTCGACGTGTTCGACTGGATCCGCAAGAGCTCCGGCCTTCCGTTCGGCCAGGTCATTCTGGAGGGCTCAAGCCCCGCAAACCCGACGTGGATCCACCTCTCGCTCGGCGAGCCGTGGCGTCCAGCGGCCAAGTGCCGTCAAGCTTTGCGCTACGACGGCAAGCGGTACAGCTCGGCGAGTTAGTCCACGCTCACCGGGATTTTCCGGTGGGGCCGGCTAACCACCTTGGCGGGCGGGGCCGGCCTCTTTCCCTTCGAGCTCTTCGGCCTCGACGAAGGCTTCTAGCTCCGCGGCGCACGTGTCATCGCACACGCGGACGGGCGGGCCGAGCTCCACCTCGGCAACCGGCCAGCCACACCAGAAGCACGCCGAGGGATCGGCGGGTCGGACGGGGCGGCTCACCACGGCGGGAACCAACGGCAAGCGGCCCCGTCGTGCCAGCGTTCGACGCGGCCGTGCCGTTCGAGGTAGCGCAGATCGGTGAGCGCGTTGCGCCACTTCATGCCGAGCGCCTTGGAGATCTCCAGCGTTGTCATGCCGGGCGTGTTCGCGACGGTGGAGAACACGCGGTCGCGGTCGGCTTCGATGCTCGGGGCGGTCATGGCATCACCAACGCGGCGATGGCCCGCACCGCCGCAACGTAGCGGTCACGGGCGGCGGTATCGTCCTCGTAGTCGGCCTCGATGCGTGCGATCATGTCGGGGACGCTGCCCCACCAGCACCCTGCCTGCACCATCGGCCCGTCGTCGTGGGCAACGGCGTAGATCATGCGGCGCTGTCTGCCCACGGGTCCGATAGCCGCGATGCCGGTGGCCCCGTGCAGGTAGGCCCCGTGCAGGTAGGCCCCGGTCAGGTCGGCCCCGCGCAGGTTGGCCCAGCGCAGGTCGGCCCCGTGCAGGTTGGCCCCGTGCAGGTCGGCCCCGATCAGGTCGGCCCCGCGCAGGTTGGCCCGCACGGGCGCGGTACCCTCGGGCACGGTGTAGCGCGTCGGATGACCATGGCAGGCGAGCCACGCGATGTGTGGTGCTTGCCAGGGCGGGAGGTGGTCCGGGATGGGTTGGAGCGTCATTGTGCCACCTCAAGGAACGCGGCGCGGAGGGCGTCGACCTCGCGGCGGGTGGAGCCGGTGTTCAGCAGCTCGGCGCACACTTCGTCAAGCTTGGCCGTGCCGAGCACGTCCACGATCGCGACGAGCTCTTGGGCGCTCAAGTGGTACCCGTTGATCCGGTAGTCCGTGAACGCTTCCCACGTCAGCGGGATCCATTGGGCGACGATCTGGGCGATCGCCTTGGCGTACTCTCGGACCTCCCATTGGGCGTGTTCGTCGAGCCGCAACCGAAGCAGGTGGAGCAGGTTGTGTGCGTTGATCGTCGTGACCCACCGCGTGTACGTCGACACGGGAAGCACCGTGCGGGCGATCTCGCGGGAAAGGCCAGCGTCCAGCCCGTTCCGGTAAAGGTCATCGGCGCGGCCCCCGGCCTCGACGGCTTGCCGGGTCCATTCCTCGGCGACGAGGTCGTCAAGCAGCTCGCCGCGGCCTTGCCGGTTGGCGGGCGACTGCACCCGGAGCTGGTCGCGGCTCGGCATGTACCGTTCGCCGGGGAGCTCCGTGTACCTCGCGGACACTTCGTTGATGGATTGGGTGCGGTGGCGCACGAGCTGCCGAGCCACGAAGATCGGGAGCTTGATCTCAAGCTTGATCACGGCGTGCTCAAGGGGCGACGTGTGACCGTGGCGCACGAGGTAGCGGATCAAGGCGCGGTCGTCGGACCGGCCCTTGCCGTCAAACGAGACGCGCGCGGCTTGGACGATCGCGTGGTCGTCGCCCATGACGTCGACGAGGTACACGAACCCGTGGTCGAGCACGGGGATCGGGTTGGGGAACTTGTCCAAGATCATCGCATTCTCCGGTATTGGTAGGTGAGGACGCCGCGTTCGGCCTTGAGCCTTTCGGCCTCGACGCGGGCGACGTCTTGATAGGTAGGAAGCAAGGCGCGCGGAGGCGCACCCGTGGGGAACTGGACTTCGAGCAGCCCGTCCGATTGGAGACGGAACACCGTTTGCCGAGAGCAACCGAGCTCGCGAGCGAGAGCGGCGGCCGTCGTGGTTGGCCTAGTGCTCAATGCGGCCCCCACGAAGGCGGATCTCCATTTCGGTCATGGCCGCGGCTTCGAGAGCTTCTTCGATCCCGATCGGGACCAGGCGCAACGCCCGGCCGAGGTCGTGCTCGGTCGCGGTCACGTCGCCGTCCCGCTCGAACAACGCGGACCGGTCGATCATCACGTCCGCCACCGCGCAACCGTAGTGAGCGCCGAGGGCTTCGGTGTCGCGGCTCAGCGCCTCGCCATAGGTCAACACGGCGAGCTCGTGGCGAAGGCGCAAGAGGTCGGCGAGGTCCGGACGGCCGAGGCGCTGCGCTTCATCGGCGAGGCGCAGGGCGATCGGCTCACCGGACAAGGTGCACCTCTTCGGTGAGGGCCGCGAAGCACGCGGGCGTCAGGGCTTGGTACTGGCACGGCTTCGGGCCGAAGAAGCCGATCGCGCCGATCGCGTAGGACGCGAAGGCCGCGGCCACGACGAGGATCACGGTGAGGTTGTTCACGTCCCGATCCCGTTGGGTCACGGGCGGGTCGTCGAAGGTCGGGAGCGTCTTGGGGCGGTTCATGGTTCCTCCGTGGCCCGGCGTTGGTTGCCGGTGCTGCATAAGTAGCAGGTGCGACCATTCAGGCCAACCCCGAGGAGAAGATACCTCCGGGTCAGTTTCGCGAGCGCAGCCCGATCCAAGCTTGTCCGAGGGCTTCTTGGAACAGGTCGGGCCGAGAACGAAGCCACAACAACGCGCGCCACCTCGGGAGCTCGAACGTCTGCACGATCTCGTCAAGGTGGGCGCGGCGCTCGATCCGCACGAGCCAAGCGTGGACGGCCTCGGGGTTCATGGTCGCACCCGGTAGGTGGCCCCGTTGGAGCTCGTGCCGACCCGTTCGAGGCGCTTCCCGAGGCGCATGATCGCGTCGACCACGTCCACGGGCGGGATCTTGAGGCGACGCCCGAGCGTGATCGCGGAGAGGGGCATGATCGCACCTTGGAGGGCGTCGAGCACGAGGCGGTCGATCTCGAACTGGCGAGCCGTCGTGACTTGCTTCTTGGCTCGCTCGGGAGGCGGGACCGGTGGCGGCACGGGGAGGGCCGAGAACGCGGCGGCGATCCGTTCCGCGGACGCGGCGAGCTTGGCGGCCTCAAGCGCACGTCGACGGTCAAGCTCGGCGAGCTCGACGGCGCGGCGCTTCTCACGCTCGGCGGCGCGGCGCTCAATCGTTTCGATGAAGTGATCGATCTGGCCGACCCGAACCGCGGACACGGCCGCGTTGGTGAGCTCGAAGTGATGGGCGGGCGTCTCAGAAGCGTCTAGGACGGCCTCCCGCAAGCCTTCGATGGTTCGGCATGGCACGAGCCGGGCCGCTTGCTCGGCGCTCTCACGGGCGCGTTCTTCGGCGCGTCGCGCCTTCTGCCGAGCCCATGCGGCCGCGGTTGCGGCGCGTTGGATCTCGCGGGCGACTTGCGGGTTCGCACCCGTGAGCGGCTTGTTCGGGTCGTGCGGGTCGCGGAGGCCGAACGGGCTGGACGGATCCCACCCGAGCGAGATCCACCGCTCGATTGTCATGGGAAGCACGCCGTGAAGCCGGCCGAGCTGTGAGAGCTCGACGTCACGGGCGAACGCCTCGGGTATTGGGTCGCCGAGCTGATACCCGGCCGCCGACAGGTTCGCGGCGACGCGGTAGCCGATCCGGAGAGCGGCTTGGATTTGCCGGTGTGGCGTGCGCTTGGGTTCGGTCATGGCGCGGCGTCCAAGGTGGCGGCGAGGGCTTCGGCCTTCTTGCGCGTCAACTCTTCGCCGAGCTTGTCGAACAGGACGCTCACCAAATCAGCCGGTGCCCACGGCGAGGCCATGATCCGGGCCAGGAGCGCACGTTCAAGCTCGGCGCGATGCTCCGCACAAACGGCCAACACCTCGGCGCGGGCCGGTTCGATCCGGTACGTCGTGGTACGGCAACCGGGGGCGACCGTGACCAAGTGCGATCCGAACGGAACGACCTCGGCATCCCAGTACCGCCCGACCTTCTCGTACTTGCACCGGCCCGACGGAAGCACCCGACGACGGTAGACGATGTGTTCTTCGTCGCGGGTCATGGCGTCACCTCGTGGGAACGGCGTCGGAAGGTGTGGCGGGCTCCGATCGTCCACCGAATCTCGCCGTCCATGATCGTGATCGTGACGGTGCAACGCCACCGGCCCGACCAGTCATAAATGACACCGTTCCCGCTTTCGTCGCGTTGCAGCGGGTCAAGGTAGCAGATCGCCTCGTACTCGCCGGACTCGATCCATTCGTGCTGTTCCACCGCGAACCGCTCGCACGCATCCACCAGGGCTTGGATGCACGACTCGCCATAGCCCCAAGTTACGCAGTCCTCGTCCATGTCGTAGCCGATGACGGCTTCGTACCGTTGGGGCTTCATGGGGCCACCTTCGGCTTCTTCGCGGTGAAGCGCCACGGCCGGGCCGTCTCGGCGGTCGTGACCAGGTTGCGAGCCTTGAGCAGCTCAAGCAGGTCGGGCGCTTCGGACTCGACGCGGGACAACGACAACGAGCTCCGCACCGTGGGCGTACCCCACGACACCGAACCGGCCGGGCCGCGGAGACCCTTGCGCTCCCCGATCAGCTCGGCGAGCTTGCCCTTGAGCGTGTCGATCTCCGCGTCGGCCCACTTCGAGGCGGCGACGAGCTCCGCATACCGGGAGAGCATCCCGGCGGCTTCTTCGTCCGCGTCCACGACGTCGTCGGAAGCCGGACGCGGGTTGCGCTTCGCCACGACCTCGAAGTGCTGGGCTCCCGTGTCGTAGGGCGGGCGCTCCCCGCCGACGAGGTGCCGATCACGCCAGGCCGTGACCTTCTCCACGATCGCGTTGATCGTCGGGTCGTGGCGCATGATCGTAAAGATCCGAGTGTCGGGGTACCGGCGACCCGAAGGCAGCACGGCGACAACATCCCACCAAGCCCGGCCGGAGCAGTAGATCGACCACAACGCTTGGACGGCCACGAACTCGGGGATCGGGTACGGCTCGTCGCCGGCCCACACGGCCCCCGAGGCGGACCATTCCGACCACGTCGGGTGGTCGAAGTGCTTCACCTCGACGCCTCCGAGGTGCCCCACGAGGGCGTCGGGCGAGGCGCTAGCCCACCCGTTCGGATGCACGAACATCGCGTCCCGCTTGTGCTCCACGATCACGCCTTGGAGCCGGGCGTACTCGGCAAGGGCGCGGGGTTCGTCGTCGAGACCGGCTTGGAGCTGGGGGCCGCTCGGACCGTCGAACACGTCGGGCTCCCGGTGTTGTGCCCACACGTCGAACGCGCCCCCGTAGGGGCTCACGCCGAGGATCATGGGCACCTGAGACGCCGTGATCTTGTCGCCAGCGAGGCGGGCCGCAAGCCACGCATCCCGGCTCTCGAACTGTTGGAGCGTGCTCACGGGCACCTCACAACGAGGCCGAGGGCCATGGCCGCGCCGATCACGGCTTCGAGGTCGTGGTGGGTCACGGTAGACCGCTCCATGAGCAGGCCGACCTTCTTGGACTCCCACCGGATCGAGAAGTACCCGCGGGCGTCTTGGTAGACCTCCACGATCGACTTGTCGACGCCGGTGAACACCACGCAGATCCCGCAACCGGCCGAGAACTGTTCGCCGCGAAGCGGGAGCTCAAGGCGCGCGTCACGACAGCGCATGAGGAGCGACCGGCGGTCGTTCACGATCCGGATCGTCTCTTGGTCCGGCCCGACGAGGGGATGGTTCAGATCGTTCATGGCTGACCTCAGAAGGGCACGTCGTCGGACGGGGCCGGGCGACGGTTGGAGGGCTCGGGGCGGGTGGAACTCGGGGCGGGCGCACGGTCGGCGACGCCGCCGAGGAACTTGAGCACATCGGCGATCACCTCGGTCGAATGCTTCTCGGTCCCGTCCTTGGCGGTAAACTTGGACGTGCGGAGCTTGCCTTCCACGTAGACTTGCCGGCCCTTCGTGAGGAACTTGGCGGCGCTCTCGGCGACCGTGCCGAAGCAGGTCACGCGGTGCCATTCGGTGTGATCGACCCAGTTCCCCGCGCCGTCCTTGACGCGCTCGGAGGTGGCGATCGCGAGGTTCACAACGGTCGCGCCGTTGTTCGTGATGCGGGGCTCGGGGTCGCGGCCGAGGTTGCCGACGAGAGTGACACGGTTGATCATGGGGTGCTCCTAGGGTTCAGGGTTCCGGCTTGGGCGTTCTTGAAGCACGCCTTGAGCTTGTCGCGGTGGGCCGCGGTGAGGTCGTCCACGGTGGAAACGCCGACGAGCTCGGCGAGCTGGTCGCCGGTCCACGAGGGGTTCAGGCCTTGGAAGGCGGTGAGGATCGGGGCGACGTCGAACGCGCCACCCGAGGCCACGGGGCGGAGCGTCTCGACGCGGGCGACCTCGTCACGCTCGGGGTCGTCGCCGGTCGGGACGGCGAACGTCTGCCGAAGGGCATACTTGAACGCGCCCGTCATGGCCTTATAAAGCGCCTTATCGCCGGGGTCTTGCCCCGAGCCGGGGGCCTTGATCGTGAGGTATTCGCCCGACTTGTGGATCAGACGGTAGGTCACGGCCAGGTCCACGAGGCGCTCCGCGCCGCCACCCTTGGTCTTGGCCTCGCTCTCGCGGACGATCGCCCAGTCGACGAGGACGAAGGCCAGGCCGTTCGTGGCCATGGCGGGCTTCAAGGTCCACAAGAGATCTGCGTCGCTGGCGTACTTGTACCGGTGGAAGCTGTTCACGCCCGACTTCTCGACGCCCCGGTAGCTGCCCATGACGGCGGCCACCGCGGCGGCGAGCTGGCCGAGCTCGCTTGACTGTTCATTCATGCTCACCTCTCTCGGGTGCGTTCTATGCTCGGGTTGCTTGCGTTGTCAATAACAAAGAGCTAGCCTCACGAGCATAGGGGGTTCAGATGGTTGGCGACTACTTGGCGGGGCTTCGTGCGGCGGCGAGCTACACGCAGCAGGACGTGGCCGATCGGCTCGGGGTCTCCCGCGCCACGGTCGGGCATTGGGAAACGGGATGCACGAAGGTCTCGGCGCACGATCTGGATCGGTACCTCGACGCGGTGTTCGCCACCGTGTGGGAACGGGATCGGGCGCTTCGTCTTGCCGGTGAGACTACCGCGGCCACCGGCCAGAATGTGACCGGGGGCGAAGAGTGAGCACGGGCACGGTCGCCGCGTTGTACGTCGACGGGGAGCGAGGGCCCTACCGGGCGATCCACGGGGTCGACGTGTGGGACGAGGCGCGCGACGCCTCGCGGTATGCCGGGCCGTGGCCCGTCGTGGCGCATCCACCGTGTGGCCCGTGGGGTCGGCTGCGCCATATGTGCGGCGCGGCCTTGCTCGCTCAAGAGTGGCTCGGGCCGCTTGCCGTCGAGCAGGTGCGGACGTGGGGCGGTGTGCTCGAACACCCGGCCGATAGCAGACTATGGCAAGCGTGCAGAATGCCGCCACCCGGAGGACTTCCCGACGCCCACGGTGGGTTCACGCTCGCGATCGAGCAATGGTTTTGGGGGCACGAAGCGGTCAAGCCGACGTGGTTGTACGTGGTCGGTGCTTCGGTTCCTCCGATGCCACCAAGGCCAACGACGGCACGGCCTGCGAGTGGAGGAATCGAAGCACGCAAGCGAGATCCAAAACTTCGGCCGATGGTTGAGCGCATGGGTGCGCACAAGCGCCACCTCACGCCTCCCGCCTTTGCGGATTGGCTCGTGGAGCTCGCCCGTTCCGTGGTTGGGGTGGATCATGACTGAACGCACCCCGTGGGAAGGCGCGCCCGTCCGGCCTCGTGCGTGGCAGGCCGAGGCGCTCCCGCTCGTGGTCGACGCGATCCGAGCCAACCGGCGCGGCCTCGTTGGGGTCGTGACCGGCGGCGGTAAGAGCATCCTACAGGCCGAGATCGTGAACCTCGCGATCCCGAAGGCCGAGCGGCTCGGGCGTGTCGTCGTCGTCGTCGCACCCCGGCAAGCTCTCGTTGTGCAGCTCGCGGCGACGATCGCGCGGCGCGTCGGGGCGGGGCTGGTCGGGGAGTTCTTCGCGAACCGCAAGGACTCGGACCGGCTCGTGATCGTCTGTTGTGGGGCCAGCCTCCCGCGGCTTGCCGCCACGCTCGAAGCGGCCGGCCGGGCGTGCTCGATGCTCGTCATCGACGAGGCGCACAACAGCGAAGCCAAGGAGCTCAAGGCGGCGATCGCCGTGCTCGCACCGCTCCGGGTCGTGGGCTTCACGGCGACGCCTTACCGTTCCGACGAGCGGGAGGCGCTCGGGCTCTTCGACGAGGTCGTGTTCCGGTACGGGTACCGGCAGGCGCTTCGGGACGGTGTGCTCGTGCCCTTCTTGCCGATCAACTTCGACGGGGAGGGCCTCGACGACTGCGACGACGTGTGCGTTCGGTTGATCGAGGCGCACGCTCACGGGCCGGGGATCGTCTCGGCGACGTCCATTCCCGACGCCGAGGCGCACGCC